CCCCCGCATGTAGGGGGTGCGGGATGTGCGATAGGGCCCCGCTTCCGATGCCGCGCGCGAGGACAATATCCGGTGCCGGTCGGCCCACTGCGACACTGTCAACGCCGGATCGGGGGCCAGGCCCTTCAGCCAGGCGGTCCCGATCCCGTTCGTTCCATCGCCGTCATCCGAGCTCAATTTCGATCTCCGCCAGCTCCGCGAGGTGCCGGCGGAGGTGGTGCTCCAGCACCTGCTCCATCAGATGGGCGTCAACGCCGAGTTCCGCCGCCATGTCGGCGGCGACCCTGGGCGGCCAGTTCATCCAGGCGTCGCGCTCGCGCCGGGCAAGGTCGAACACAAGTGCAGTGGCCTTCGCCCGGTCGACCAGTTCGCCCTTCATCTTTTGCAGGCGCAGCCTTGCGGTCTGGGCCTTCAGCACCTCGTTGGCCATGCGGGCGCGCAAAAACGACATCTCGCCACCCGGGGCAGCGGTGCCGGCCTCGCGCAGGGTGTCGTCGACCGCCTTGATGGCTGCCCGGGGGACGGGCTTGCCGGACACGTGCCGCCTCACCGGGTCGGTCTGCGCCTCCCACTGCCGGTCGGCCTTGGCCGGGTCGATGGTACCGTCTGGCTCCAGCGTGATGCGGCCCGTGGCGATGGCCTTGCGTACTGCCTTTTCGCTGACGCCCCGGTGCTGGGCGTAGGCGCGACGGGAAAGTCCCATGGGAATCCTCCGATCATGATGCAATCAGGCGGTGGCCCACAACGCCATGATATTGCTGCGATTGTCGTTGATGCGCGCGGTACGTCGATCAAACGTGATGGCATCCGAAGGTCAGTTACAGGAGGTTGCCGTGCCAAAACTCACCGATACCCAATCCCTCATTCTGTCCCGCGCCTCTCAGCGCGATGACCGCATTGCCCTGCCGCTGCCGGGGCGCCTGCGTGGGGCGGCCGCGAAAAAGGTGGTTGCGCCGCTGATCGAACGCGGCCTGCTGACCGAGATCGGTGCCGATCCCCGCAAGCGGGGCGCACTCTGGCGCCAGCGACGGGACGGGTCCTTTGCCACGCTTGCCATCACGGATGCCGGGCTCGAGGCAATCGGCATCGAGATTGACCCACCCCGGCCGGAGCCGGTCGCTGACCCGGCGCCGGAACGCCCGGCCCAGCGCAAGGGCACCAAGCAGGCGATGCTGATCGAGATGCTGCGCGCAAAGAATGGTGCCACGCTCGACGAGATCGTTGCCGCAACTGGCTGGCAGAAACACACCGCGCGTGGTGTGATCTCGGGCCAGTTGAAAAAGCGGCTAGGTCTGAATGTTGTGACCGAGGCCGATGCCCGGCGCGGGCGGGTTTATCGTATCGCCGATTGACTACCCGCAACCTGATCCGTTCGATTGCAATCGCCAGCCCTTCGATAAAGCCATGATATTGCTACGATTATAGTGGATAGAGGCGCGCGGACGATCAATGCTGTGGGCACAAAACGACACACCACGGAGACCGCCCCCATGCACGCCCAGATCCACACCGTCACCGACCTGATGACCGCTGCCGCCGAGGCTCTGCGCGACGGCGACCAGGCCGCCCTGTTTGAGTTGCTCGAGATCAGCACCAACTGGCTGCAGGCTGAAGCCGAGGCCGACGCCCAGCGCGCCATGCTGGAAGCGATGATCGAGGCCATCGACAACATCCCCGACCGGGGGTGAGGCAGGGGCCGCCACAGGCGGCCAGACAGGCCCAAACTGCCACGCCGCCCTACCGGGCGGCGTTGTTCGTTGTGGGCCGTGTCGCGCGCACACGTGCCGCCTCGAAGGCCCTTCGCAGCACAAAGGAGCGAAACACCGAGATGACCGAGAACAGGGCGGCCAATTGCAGGTTCTGGTTCAGCGTCGCGTGCAGGCCGAAGGCCGGGAAGGTCAGAACCTGGGTCAGAACCGCCAGGCCATAGCCAACCACGACGTTTGTAATCGCCTCGATCAGCGACATGGTCCGGCTTTGCTTCATTCCTCCCCCTCATCCGTCGCACAGTTCAGCCGCCAGAACTCGAACCGCATGCGCCGCAACCAGGGGGACCACGCCGTTGCCACAGAGCCGAAGGCGGTCCACGCGGTTGGCCAGCCCATAAGCGCCTCGACGAAGGCTGGGTTCAGCGTGCGGGGCGTGGCGGAGGTAGTCTCGCCATGCCTCAAGGTCGCCGGGGCCAGGGGGGAATGCACGGTGAAGTTCGCCAGCTGATCCATGTGCCGCCGGCCCGTGCCATTTTTCTCCACATGTTCCCGGCTGTTGGCGCCCTTGGCATCGCGCGCCGACGGGGTCGGCCACAGGCGGCTGGCGTGGGTCAGGTCGGCCGCCTTGCGGTTGCCCGCGCTGGGCTTGTTGCCGTCGGTTGCCATCGGCGTCGGCCAGCGGCGCAGGAGTTCCGTCCGGTTGCCGCCACTCGATCTCTTGCCAGAGCAGGCGCGCGGGGTCGGCCATCGTGTCTCCCGCCCGTTGGGCAAGGACGAACAGCCGTTCGCGCTTGTGGGGCGCGCCGACTTCCGCCGCCGTGAACAGGCCCGCCGCAAGTCTGTAGCCCATGCGGACCAGGCTTCCGGCGACCTCGGGAAAGCCGAGGCGGAGATGATGGGCGACATTCTCGAGGAAGACGAAGGGCGGGGTGCATTCTCCGATGATGCGGGCGACATGGGGCCAGAGGTGGCGGGGATCGTTTGCGCCCTTGCGCTTGCCCGCGACGCTGAACGGCTGGCACGGGTAGCCCGCAGTGACGATGTCCACCGATCCACGCCACGGGCGGCCGTCGAATGTGGCAACATCGTCCCAGACAGGAGCTTGCGCCAGGGCCTTGTCTTCCATCCGCGCCACGAGGACGGCCGCGGCATAAGCGTCCCGTTCGACATGACATACAGTTCGGTATTGGGGGCAGGCGATGTGCAACCCGAGTTCCAGCCCGCCTGCGCCGGAGCAGAGCGACAGGCCGAACAGTTGGTCGCCTCCGACAAGCAAGCCGGGGGAAGATACAGCCACGCCATCCATCGCCTCAGCGCGGGTTGTCCGCCAAATCAGCAAAGGTCTGGCCGGTCTCCTCCAGCACCGCCTGCTTGCCCGTTGCCTCCTGCCAGCGCCGGATAGCCACATCCACGAAGGCGGGCTGCAATTCCATCGCGTAGACCTTCCGGCCCAGCGCCTCGCCGGCGACGATCTGCGAGCCTGAGCCCGAGAACGGCTCGAAGCAGATCTCACCCTTCTTCGTGTGCCGGCGCATCGGGATCGCGAACACCTCAAGCGGCTTCTGGGTTGGGTGCTCGGCGCCCGCCGGCCGGGCCGCGCCTTCCCAGTCCAGCTCCCAGACGCTGGTCACGTTGTGGTCGTTCCCGCCCAGGTGCGGCGGCTTGTGGCCCTGCTGCCAGCCCATCAGGCAGGGCTCGTGCCGCCAGGGGTAGTAGCTGTGGGTCGGGATCGCGGCGGGTTTCACCCAGACGATCTGCTGGTGGTTCAGGACACCCAGATCGGTCCACACGGCCTCGATCAGGGCGGCGCGCTTGTGGGCATGCCAGCAATACCAGGCGGCATCCTTGCGGGTGACCTTGATGGCGTTGCGGAACACGGCACGCAGGAAGCCCTCGGCATCCTTGATGTCCACCTCGCGGTAGAGGTCGGACCAGTCATGCCCGGCACCGCCCGGTCGACCGGCGCCGGTGTAGTCGACCAGATAGGGCGGGTCGGTGGAAAACAGCGCGGCGGTCTGGCCGCCCATCAGCCGCTCCACGTCCTTCAGGTTGGTGCTGTCGCCGCACAGCAGGCGATGGTTGCCGAGCAGCCAGAGATCGCCAACCCGGGTGACCGGGTCTTCTGGGGGATCGGGCACCGGGACGGGGGCAATGTCGCCCTCGGGTTCCTCTTCCTCAAGCTCACCTAGAAGTTCATTGAGTTCCTCGTCCGAAAATCCCACCAGGTCGAGATCGAAGTCCATCTCCTGCAGAGCCGCCAACTCGGCGCGCAGCAGTTCCTCGTTCCAACCGGCGTTCTCGGCGATCTTGTTGTCGGCGATCACCAGGGCCCGGCGCTGGGCCTCGTCGAGGTGGTCCAGCGTGATGACCGGCACCTTGTCCATGCCGAGCCTCTCGGCTGCCAGCAGCCTTCCGTGCCCCGCGATGATCACCCCGTCGCTGCCGGCAAGAATCGGGTTGGTGAAACCGAATTCCTCGATCGAGGCCGCGATCTGGGCGATCTGGGCATCGGTGTGGGTACGGGCGTTCCCGGCATAGGGGGTGAGCTCGCCCAAGGGCGTCATCCTGATCTTCACGTCTGTTCCTTGCGTTTGCCGCCCTTGAAAGAAACGACCCCGCGCGAAGGCGGGGCCGAGTTGCCAGCAGGGAGGCGGATTCTGTCGGGGGGTGCGGACCCACTGCGGACCCGGGTGCGGACCTGCGGACCCGAAGTGCGGACCAAAACGCTGGGTCCGCACCCGGTCGCGATTGGCTCAAGGCCCTGTAAACCTAGGTGTTTCCTGTTTTCGACAAGGGGTGCGGACCCGCGGACCGCGGACCCAAAACAACACCCTGTCGCTAGCGAAACACCGCGCCAAGCCCCCCCGTATACGATTGCGGCCCGGGAGGACCCAAGGTGGGGGGTGCAAAGAAAAACGCCCGCGAGGGTTTCCTGCGGGCGCTAATCTTCGATGGTGAATGTATGAGTCAAGAGGGGCAGGGTTGTCAATGGTATCGTATTAAAATGGATGCTGAATGGTGGCTCATGGATCGCCTCCGCGAAGATACTGTATGTCGAATAGCTTCGGGGCGTGTCCACGCAACCCTTCGCTGCAATTCTGGGGCGGTGTTGTTCGTTTCCTTGGTGGTTGGACGTTCTTATGCCATTGCACGTTCCAGCCGATGTTTTTTTCGCTCCCAATCCGGCATGACGTTCTCCAGCAGTTGAAAGAATGCCGGGCCATGATGGGGTTCGGCCATGTGGCAGAGTTCGTGGGTGATCACGTAATCGATCGCATCCACTGGCGCCTGTATCAGTCGCAGGTTCAAAAGAAGGCGGCCGGACGGAGACATCGAACCCCAGCGCTGTTTGATCTGGCGAATGATGAGACTTTTGGGACGGAACATTTCCGAGTTCGGGAAACGTCCAAGGCATGCCTCCACTCGCTCCGGAAACTTGATATGGGCCCGCCCACGATACCAAGTATCCACGAGTTCACGCGTGATTTCGGCACGGCTCGGTCGGTGGGTTTGCACCACAATGAAGCCCCTCAGGAGTTTGACCTTTTCCTGGACATGCGGGACGACTTTCAGCCGGTACTGGCGCCCCAGATACAGATGCGTTTCGCCGGCGATGTAGCGCCGTTCTGGCGTTCGGGGCAGAAACTGCGAGAAGTATCGCTGCTGCCGGATCACCCAGGATGCGCGCTTCCTCAGCTTCGCCTCGATGGACTTCAAAGGCGCATCCATGGGGGCGGCAACAACCACTGAGGCATCCGGTTCGACGGCTATTTCAAGGGTCGCGCGCGGACGCCGGACGATCCGGTAAATGATCTCTTGCTGACCGTATTCGAGCCGGTGAACATCCGCAGTCATGCCGGGAACCGTGCGCGCGCCAGATTCATGATCCTGAGTTCGAGTTCATCGAGGGTATCCACGTTAAGATCGATGCCCTTCTGATCCCGGAGCACATCAAAGAAATAGTCGTCTATGGCGTTGCGAAGATTGTTTTGCGCCACGTCGTTCGACCAGATGTCGACGATGAGGTGACCCTTGATGATGTCGATGATCTCAACCGCGATTTCGGCGGCATCGCCGCCTGTGACGGGCTGGCCAGTCCGGTCCTTCATCTGCCCGTCAAGAATCCCGAACAATGCCTGCGCATCGTCGTCGTGCCGGATGGATGCGGGAACGTCCCTGCCGCGGTCTCTCCGCGCAACCTTGCTGGCGAGATCAACGACACGGCCGAGATAGTCTCGCTCGGACAGCCGTTTTTCCCGATAGGCGCGGATCGTTTCTTCGAGCAGTTCCGAGAACTGCTTGTAGAAGGTCGGATCCTCATCCATCTTTTCGGTGATGACCTTTCGGGTTGCGCTGGCGATCCGGTCCGCGCGCGATGCTTCCGACACGCCCGTTTCCTCGACTACGGCCTTCAGCGCATCCGGATCGTTGATGTTCACGACCTCGATGATGGTTTCGGCCGGCATCGCAACGACGTGGTCGTCCAGAAGCTTCTGGATCTTGGGCTCGAATTCGCGGACATCCACGGTTTCCTGGTAGCGCAGCTGCACCGAGCGTTTGAGCTCGGAGAACTGCTTCCAGTCGCGCTTCAGGGCGTCGATTCTCGCCTCGTCGAGAACGTCGAACAACTTGTCCGACGAAAGCGAGATGTGCAGGCAGCGGCTGAAAGCCTTCAGGCGTGCATAGAACTCCTGCCGGAGCGCCTCATCCGCAAGGAGCTGTTCGAACTGCTCCATGTCCTTCTTGTTGCGCACTGGCTTGAACAAATCCCAAAGCTGGTCGTGGAGCTGGGGCAGCTTTCGGATTTCTTCCTTGATGTCGTGAACCGTACCTGCGAGGTCGGCGGGATCGTAGTCTTCGAAAGCGCTGTAGGTCGTCAGGGCGCTGTCCAGTTCGCCGAGCAGCCCCTCGTAGTCGATGATGAAACCGAACTGCTTCTCGATCCCACCTTCCTCGAAAAGCCTGTTCACCCGTGCAATTGCCTGAAGAAGGTTGTGCTCCTTGAGCGATTTGCAAACGTAGAGCACCGTATTGCGCGGCGCATCAAAGCCGGTCAGGAGCTTCGACACGACGATCAGAATTTCCGGATCGCCTGATCCCTTGAAGGCATCGATGATCTGCTTGTTGTATGCGTCCTCGGTCTTGTAGCGGTCCATCATCCTGGACCAGAAGCGGCGCACCAGGTCCTTGGATTCCTGATCAACTTCCTCGTTGCCTTCATTCTCGTCAGGCGGCGAGATGATGATCTCGCTCGAGACATGGCCGATCTCGTCCAGCACTTCCTTGAATTTCACGGCCGCGGCCTTGGACGGTGCAACAAGCTGCGCCTTGAAGCCGGTTCCCTGCCAGTGTTGACGGTAATGCTCGGAGATGTCGAAAGCCTTGGCGCGGATCGCCTGGTCTGTCTTGGCCAGTGCATCCATGCGGGAATACTTGCGCTTCAGGTCAGCTTTCTGGCTATCGGTCAGCCCCTCGCTGATCTTTTCGAACCATGTGTCGATGACGCCGCCGCTCACCTGCTGCTCAACCAGCCGGCCCTCGTAAAGGAGTGGAACCACGGCCCCATCTGCGACGGCCTCGTCGATCTTGTAGTGATGGATCAGCCGCCCGAAGGTCGACAGCGTGTTCTTTTCCTTCTTCAGCAAAGGTGTGCCGGTGAAGCCCAGGTAGCAGGCTTTGGGCAGCAGGCGGCGCATCTTGGTGGCGAACTGGCTGTGCCCTCCATAGCGGCCGGTCTGGCTGCGGTGGCTCTCATCGACCAGAACAAAGATGTTGGGATCCTCGTCGGCAGAGGCGCTGTGGCGCAACGCCGTGTCGAACTTGTTGATGATCGTTGTAATGAGCGGCGTCCTGTTCCGGATGAGTTCGAGAAGATTGGAGCCGCTCGTGGCGCGCACCGGCTCCATGTCGCAGGACTTGAAGGTGCCCTTGATCTGCTTGTCGAGATCGTCGCGGTCGGTGACGATCAGAATGCGTGGGTTCTCGATATTGGGCTCAAGCGCCAGGGCGCGCCCCAGCATGACCATCGTCAGCGACTTGCCGGAGCCCTGTGTGTGCCAGATCACGCCGCCCTTGCGCGATCCATCCGGATTGAACTGCCGGACCGTCTCGATCGCCCGGCGGATACCGAAGAACTGCTGATGACGTGCGATCTTTCTCTCGCCGCCGTCGAAGACGGTAAAACGCCGGATCAGATCAAGCATCCGTTCAGGTCGGCACAGGGCGTAGATGGTGCGATCCTGAGGCGTCACCGCCCGTGCACCCTCGGCGGTCATCTCGTCGAAGTAGTGGCGGGCATGTGCGAAATCGCCTGAGAAGATTGCGGCCTTTTCCGGCTCGGACAAGGGACGGTTGGCGATTGGTGATATATCCTCGTCCCGGTCTTCTTCGTCGCGCCAAGTCTGCCAGAACTTGCGTGGCGTCCCCACCGTGGCGTAGCGCGCCTCGACGCGGTTCATCGACACAAGCAATTGTGCGAAGTGGAAGAGATGCGGAATGTTGTCCTCTTTCTGATAGCCGATCAACTGGCTGTCAGCCTTCTTCAGGCTTTCGGTCGGGCGCTTGTTCTCGATAACCAGAACGGGGATGCCGTTGACGAAGGCGACGATGTCGCAACGCTTCGTGCTGCTCGACCCCGTCCGTTCGACCGAAAATTCGGCGGTGACGTGAAAGACGTTGTTCGCCAGATTTTCCCAGTCGATGTAGCGGAAGGAATAGCTCTTCGAATCCCCGTCGATCGATTTGGTGATCGTGGTGCCGAGAAGCAGCGTATCGTAGATGTCCTGGTTGGTGCCGCGCAGCCCCTTGAGCCGGTCCGGGGTGGGCTTGAGCCGCCGCATCGCCTCATGCGCGTCCTCGAGGTCGAAGGCATAATCTCGGCCACGATGGGTGAAGCGATTGAGCCGCATCAACTGGTCGGCCAGCACGTCGTCGAGCACAACGTTGCGCAGCCGCCCGCCGCGCAGTCGCAGGGCGTCCTCCTGGCTGAGCGGCGTGAAGCCCAGTCCCACCAGCATCTGCAGGGCGGGGATCTGCGATTGGTATTTCTCGGCAGCGTTGAAGGTCATGGGCGTGCTCCCGCTGTCGGGTGCGGCCAATGTGTACGGAACTGCCTGTTAGGGAGTCCTTGACTTTTGAGCCATACAATGACCATATCTGCATTGAGTTCACTGCCCAGCGGCCGTGAACCTATCGAGGCTTCGGACGCTGAGCCAGCGTAGCAAATCAGCGTCCCTAATTCCCTAACGCAACGCATTCAGGCACTCCTGCAAGGTCCAGCGGGGTGACTGGAGAATTTTCCCGATGCTGTTATCGGCTTGATAACAGGTGATGAAATTCGCTTTTAGGGTGCTGCGACGCGTTTGCCTGATGCCGATGACGATGACAAAATCATCGACGACGACGGCAACCCGGCGTGTTGGGTCATAACGCCTCTTTTGCCGGTCCCAACCTTGAAAGCAACCGGCAGCCGGGTCAGCCAGCGCGGCGGGAATCCAGTCCATCCGCATGGCCCGCTCCAGCGAGAACACGTCGTTCGCCCCTCTACGGTCGGAGCTTTCAAAGAAGGCGTGGTCGAATTCGCTTTTGCGGAAAAACACCGGAATCCCGTCATGGGTAGCGATGCCGCCCCGGCAAAGCGTTTGCTCATAGTGTGTGCGGTAGGCTGCCTGATCGGGCAGTTTCAGTAATGGCGGCATCACCATCCGCCTCCCAGACGAATTCGGAAGATGTTGAACTTCTCTTCCGCCTTGTGCGTCGGCCCTAGCCTGCGCCCAAGGCGGCTTTCAAGATGTGCGATCACGCTTTTCTTTGCCAGCCCAAGATCGCTGAGCGCGTTTATCCGCGCCGAGGCCGCACCAAGTAGCACGTCGCATAGCTGAAGCAGCACCACCTCGGGCGAGGGGAGCGACTGGACGTCACGAATGATCGATGTCCGGTTGGCGTTGTTCAGTACCCGCCGGAGCGTCGCAAGCCGCGTCCGGTCGCGGTTGTGCTTGAGGTCGCAGAAGATCGTGTATTCGTTCAGGTCCAGAATCCAGTGGTGCAGAACCTGATAATAGAACTTGTAGAAGCCAAGCTCTGCGTCGCCATCGTGCAAATCCAGGTTCATAGCCTCACGATCCACTGCAATACAGCGGAATCGCAGGTCGAGCCCGAAGCTCATGAACAGATCGATGAGATCGGTGTAGAATTGCAGCTTGGAGGGCGAAACCTTGCGCCACTTCATCTCGCCATGCACGCCGTGGCGCTGGCGCAACTCGGCGATGCGGTCCTTTGCCGTCTCGCGCAGATCGGCGGGCAGCCATAGGCTGCCGATCATCAGGTAGCGCGCCTGCGGGTGCTGCGAGGTGAAGAGATCGGGCAGCGTCTCATCGCAGTAGACTTCGAATTTCATTCGGCTTCCTCCTCATCTGCTGTGCGGAGGAAATCCGCCAGTTGTTTCAGCTTCTCGAGAAGTTCGTCGAATGTGACGATCTCCACATCCTTCGAATTTCTGCGAAACATCTCGAATGATTTCTTCCGGTCCTCACCCTCTGGCGTCGTTCCGACGACGAGGCAGCAGTGAACCGCATAGGACTCGATGTCATAGAGCCGGGAATTTTCCTTGATCTGCGCGACTTGTCTCTGGAATTGATATTTCTGATCAAGCACCTGGTTGATTGAGCCGGAAAGGTCTGCCGAAGGAGTAAAGACGCCCTCTCGGAACGGTCGCTTGTTGAGAACTGGCGTCTGGGGCTTCTTGATCTCGAAAATTGCGGTGTTGTTGGTCAGGCTGTTCTTTACCAAGAAGTCAGTGATTTTTTCGCCGTCCCCAGACAGCTTCCACCCGCCGACTGATGCTTGATCGCGGACTTTGATGACCGGGTATCCGAAGGCCAAGTTCAGGATGAAAGGGTTCTCGTCAAAGAACTCCTGCCAATCGTTCTCGGCAAGCTTCTTGCTCAACATTGCTTCATACTGCTGGATCAGCGTTTCAAGTGTTACCAGTTCGATGTCACCGCGAAGCTTGGCGAGCTTTTCAGGCTCTTTCTCGGCCAGTTTGGCCGCATGATTGCTCATCGCTCGCAGGATGGCCATTTGCTCTTCTTCAGAGAGCTGCTCCTTGCCTTGCGCGATCGTTGTGAAGAGTTTCCGGTACGGATGGCGGCCCAGCTTGGGCTCAACCGAATCCATGCCCACGCTTTTAGCAAAGATGTTGTAGGCGGCAACCCTCCGGACTTCTCGCACTGCCGCCTGCGCCAAGTTGCCAATGCTGTTCATGGAGCGGCGTGCGCGCTCGAAATCCTTCCGAGAAATGTAGAAGATCTTGCCGTTCGATGCGGATCCAGTGTCTCGCGTTCCGCTGATAACGATCTCGGTGCAGTCAGTCAGATCTTCGATTGCATCAATGATGAAACGATACGGTTTCGCAAGGCCCAGACCATAAGAATAGTCCTTGGTAAATGCAGGCGGCAGCCCCTCGAGCAGATCCAGGATTTCGTCGGGCCTGGACGGCAAGCCACCATAGAATCTTTTGCCCTCCAAAGTGATCCGTTCAATCTGCTCGTATTTCGGCTTCAGAAAGTCGTCTCTATCGGCGAAAGTGCAAATTGGAAAGATCGTGAGCTTGTCATCTTTTCCGTCGATCTCAAGTAGTTTGGTGCGATGATTGTATGCCTTTTGCGGATCTAAACCCGCACCAATCAAACTGCGTTCCGGCGGCACGAAGAACACGTCAACCTTGTCGGCGCCGATCTGATCGACCTCCAGAATTCCGTCGCGGTTCGGATCGTGTTCACGATAGCCCAACACCATCACGCTACCCCCGTATTCACCCGCCATTGCCCCGTCAGCAGTTTCTGCATCAGCCCGCGTTTCTGGCGGGTTAGGGCCTCGCTTTCGGCGTCGATGAGGGTGAGTTCCGTGTTCGAAGTGTTCACGACCTCGGCAATTGCCGCCTGTTCCTCAGGGTCCATCGGCAGGCGCAGCTTGCCTTCAAGGAACTGGCTGTTGGTCACGGCGATGGTGTTCTTTGCGCCCTTCTGCACAAGGGGGCGCAGATAGTTCTTCGTGGCAACGGGCGACTCGAACAACGCGTCCAGGATCACGCCGAGCGCGTCGGTCCTCGGCGTGAATACGCCATAGAGGGGCGAGACAATGACTTCGCGGTCGATCTTGCTCTGTTTGATGATGCCGAGCGGGAAATCCCCCGTCGGGCTTTTCGTGTAGACGACATCGCCCGGCAGAACGCGGTTGTAATGCTCCGTGCTGGCGGCCGAGAAGGACCGGCCCAGATGCTCGATCTGGTTCACCAGCCCCTTGTGGACGGAAACCGAATAGACCTCTTCCGCGCCACTCGATTTCAGGCGGTGTTCATGCAAAACCTCGCTCAGCCGGACTTCCCGCCACTCGCCGGAGAAGCCGGGGAGCCGAACCTTTCCGGTGAAAAGGTGGGTGCGGAACCAGACCCGCCGCCGCTTCTTCGCCTCCCGCAGTTTGGTGAGCTTTTCGAGGGCCTCGTCCCATGTGCGCAGGATCGCGGCGATCTTGCGCTGTTCGGGGAGGGGGGGGAGTGGAGCGGTTACGTCTTCAAAAGTGGACTTGTTTACTATCGGAACAGCTTGTGCTCCGGCAAGACGCTTGATCGACTCCGCGCGCAGGGCAAGAAGGTAATAAATGAACAGGTTGTTGGCACGCTCCGGGTCGCAGATAACAGCGTTAATCTGCTGGTTCGTTGCAAGAGGTCTGGCCGCAATACCCGCCTTGCCAATCGTTGCGCCAATGCAGGTGAACAGAACCGCGCCTTCGGACAATGGTTTCGCCGCGCGGAAGCCCTCTTCTGTTAATGTCTTTTCCGCGCTTCGGACCCACAAGCCATTCCCAAGGTCGCCGGGCGCTACAAACGGGATGTCGCCGCCATAGTAATTCTTCGACGCAGTTGCCGGCGTTGTTCCGGTAACAACCGTGCCAATCTCACCGATTGAAGCCTTTTGCCACCCCTCAACCATCCCGCGCCCCCTTTCCACGTCCCTCGGCGGCCTTGGCGATGCGCTTGAGTTCCTCCAGTTCGTCCGTCTTTTCGGCTTCGGCCCTTCGCGCCTCCTTGCGCCGGGCATCGAAGGCGGCATAGCGGGCGTGGGCGATCTGTTTGGCGCGTGCCTGCGATACCGTCCCGGCATTGCGCAAGAGCGGCAGTTCGTTGGAACGCAGGAAATTGTCCAGCACGCCTTCCCATTCGTCCAGGCGCATGGTCTGGCGGCGGCTGGCGCGCAGCTCGGCGGTATCGAGGAACATGGTGACGATCAGGTTGAGTTCGCGGATTTCCGCCTCGCCCAGATAGTTCTTGGCCGTGCTCACGTCGCCCTTGCGCACCCGCGCGCCCTTCCATGTGGTCAGCCCCATGTTGGGCTTTGCCGGATCGGCGCGCTCGCGGATCAGCTCCGCCGCCGTGTGGCCGGTGACGGCATAGAGCATCTTGTTCTGAATTTTCGCATAGAATTCCGGCGCAGCGGATGATTTCGGGTCGTAATCCTCGGAAAGCGCCAGGATGTCGCGCACCTTCTGATAGAACCGGGCCTCGGACGCGCGGATGTCGCGGATGCGCTCAAGCAGCTCGTCGAAGTAATCCCATGCGGGGTCCTTCAGGCGTTCGTCATTCATGACGAAGCCCTTGACGAGATATTCCTTCAGCGCCGAGGTGGCCCAGCGGCGGAACTGCACCCCGCGCGGGGATCGCACCCGATAGCCGACGGCGAGGATCATTTCGAGCCGATAGTGATCGACCTGATAGGTTTTTCCATCAGCGGCAGTTGTTGCATAGCGTGCAACAACTGAATCCGGGTTCAGTTCGCCATCGTCCAGAATGGCTTTGATGTGGCGAGAGATCACGGACTTGTCACGACCAAACAGATCGGACATCTGGCTTAGCGACAGCCACACCGTGCCGTCAACTGCGCGAAGCTGGATCTCGGCCGCGCCGTCCTCCGTGGCATAGAGGATGATTTCGCCTTCAGACATCGACGCCGAGCTCCCTCAGATAGCCCGCCATTTTGGTCCGCACCTCGGCCAGTTCCGCCTCGATCCTGTCGATCTCCTTCTGCATCTCGGCCACGTCGATTTCCTCCTCGGGCTCGAAGGTGTCCACATAGCGCGGGATGTTGAGGTTGTAGCCGTTCTCGGCGATTTCGTCGGGCGTTGCACGATGAGAATAGCGCTCGACCTCGGCACGGTCCCGCCAGGTCTGCACGATTCTGTCGATATGGGCATCCTCGAGGATGTTCTGCTTCTTGCCCGGCGTGAATTCGCGGCTGGCGTCGATGAAGAGGACGTCGCGCACACCCTCCCGTACCCCGCCTTCCTCGCGTGCGCGGTCGAAGATCAGGATGGCCACGGGGATGCCGGTGGTGGTGAACAGGTTCGCAGGCAGGCCGATCACGGCATCGAGCAGGTTTTCTTCGATCAGCTTCTGCCGAATGCGCCCCTCGGCCCCGCCGCGGAAGAGCACCCCGTGGGGCACGATCACCGCCACGCGACCCGACTGGCGCTTGGCGATTTCGATCATGTGGGTGATGAAGGCGTAATCGCCCTTGGATTTGGGCGGCACCCCGCGCCAGAAGCGGTTCCACGGGTCGTTCTCGGCATTCTCGGCGCCCCAGTTCTTGAGGGAGAAGGGCGGGTTGGCCAGCACCACGTCGAAGCGCATCAGGTGATCGTCCTCGACCAGCGTCGGGCTGTTGAGCGTGTCGCACCATTCGATGCGGGCGGCGTCACGGGCATGCAGGAACATGTTCATCCGCGCCAGCGCCCAGGTCGCCCCGTTCACCTCCTGCCCGTAGAGGGCGAAGTTGTCCGATCCGACCTCCTGCGATGCCTGGATCAACAGCGAGCCCGAGCCGCAGGCCGGGTCGCAGATGGTGTTGCCGGGCTGTGGACCCGCCAGCTTTGCCAGAAGGCGCGAGACGGCGGCGGGGGTGTAAAACTCGCCCGCCTTCTTGCCGGCGTCCGAGGCGAACTTGGAAATCAGATAGATGTAGCATTCGCCGATGAGGTCTTCGGAAATGCGCGACGGGCGCAAGTCGAGCGCGGGCTTGTGGAAGTCTTCCAGCAGGTTCTTGAGGCGACGGTTGCGGTCCTTGGGGCGGCCCAGATTGGCCTCGGAGTTGAAGTCGATGTTGCGAAAGACGCCCTCGAGCTTGGCGCGGTTGGTGTCCTCGATCCGCTCCAGCGCGATGTTGATGAGTTCGCCGATATTGGGCTCGTTGCGCTGGGCATAGAGGTCATAGAAGCTGGCACCTTCGGGCAGGATGAAGCGTTCCCGCTCCAGCCGGCGGCGGATGCGGATCTCGTCCTCGCCGTATTGTTTGCGGTAGGCCTCGGCGTGGTCGTTCCAGAGGTCCGAGATGTATTTCAGGAACAACATCACCAGGATGTAGTCCTTGTATTGCGCCGGATCGACGGCGCCGCGGAAGGTATCGCAGGCCGCCCATGCAGCGTTGTTGACCTGGTCTTGGGTGATCTGGTCGGTCATCGGGGAATGTCCTTGTGTTCGGTGGCGCGGGCGGCCTGTTCGAGTATTACGCTCATGTATTGGGTGCGTCTCACGGCGAGGTCTTGCAGGAGCTGCATTTCGCGCGTCGCGAGGGCGCTGAGCGCAACGATTCGCCGTTGCGCTTGAAAATCGGGCACTGGGACATCGAGCCGTTCCAGGGAGGCCATGGGAATCATCCTGAGACTGGTTCCCTGCGCACCGGCCCCCAGCGCACTTTGCGCGGCCGGCTGATTGATGGCCCAGGCAAGGTAGTCCGGCAGGATGCGCGCACGGTCAGGACGGATGATGACTAGCGGCACGATGACGGCGATGGGTTCGGGCAGGTCGTCGGGAATTGCTACGGCGGTGTTGGGCTTGCCGCGCGAGCGAAACACCACCTCGCCTCCTCTCACGAAGTACCGATCGGGAAGATCGCCCAGGTCGTATCGCTGCACGTCTGTCCCCGGGATTTCGCTGCTGGTGCTCACGTCGCGCAACTGCAATGCAGGAACGCCGCCATCTGGTCGCGGCTCGAGCCTGCCGCGTGCGGTATAACCGGAGTGAATGTCGCAAAGCTCGCCGAGCCGCATGGGGGGAATCCTCTGTAACAAGAATTACAGAATTTTATCGAGCGGTGCAGATCGAGTCAATCCCAATAAATGCAGTTCTATCTCTACAGAGAAAAAATGCAGGAAGCTCCCCATTATTCCAGATCATACAGGGTTGCCTAGCGGTGGAGCCGCACAAGGCTGTTTAACTCACCCCCACGGCCGCCGCTTCGGCATCGCCTCACTCACCACCATCTCCCGCAGCATGCCCCCCGTGACCAACCCCTCGCGCACCCAGTCGAGTGCCAGCCACCAGGCCTCATAGGCGCGGCGCGCGTCCCTGATCTGGTCCGGATGCGGGCGCCAGATGACGGGGCAGGCCAGGATGTCGACCCTGCGCGTTCGCCCGCGCCAGGTTACATGCGCGGTCCCAACGACTTCGGTCTTGGCCCGCACGCCGTGCTGGTTGCGCCTGACCTCGACGGGCACGCAGCGGGGCACGGCACCGGGCATCCAGTCCGGTGTCAGACCGGCCCGCGCAAGTTCCGCGATGCGGATCGCCATGCGCTTGCCACCCAGCGCGTCGGGCAGGCCGGCGACAACGGTGGCCACGACCTCGGCATCCTCGTGGGTGTAGCTGCCGATCTTGTAGCGGCCGCCGTCGATCTGGCAGCCAAGCTGGGCGCGCTGGTAGAGGACGTATTCCAGCCCATAGCCTTGGGCCTCGGCCTCGACATCCGGGGGCGGCGGAAGTTCAAGCTGGGCCTTCTCGCGCCCGAAGGCCCATTCAAGAACCGCCTGCACGCCCAGCGCCCGGGGCTCCTGCCGTTTTCGATGGATACGCTCAAGCCGGGTCATCGCACACCCCGCATGCGCAGGCGTTCGGGCGTGACCAGCCCCCTGGCCAGCATCAGATCGCGCATGGTGTTGCTGATCGCGCTGGGCGGCAGGTATTTGTCGGAGTTCACGAGACCGGCGTAGAATAACGCCAGTTCATCCGGGCTCATGCGCGGCTTGTCGGGAGGCTTTCGCTTGCTGGCCTTTCTCCGAGGCGGTTGCGCTCGGCGCTGGGCAGCGCGCTCCATGGCCCGATCCAGCGCCTTGGGTCCATCTGGCGGGGCTGGGTGGGTGGAACGGGTTTCACGCGCCACCTCGAGGATTGCGCTTTCCGACAGGCCGAGGTCGTCGCGCCACCGTCGGACATGCTCGCGGGCCGGCCGCCCCTGCCACCAGCCGGGCAGCGGGCCGTTGGCGTCAAAGCCCAGCGCCTGCAGCAGGTCACCAAAAAACCTATCGGGAAGATCCTCGCGCACCTGCGCGCCCTCCTCCTCCTTTACTGGTTCCCTTAAAGGTTCCCTTACAGGGTTAGTCTCCGGAATCCGGAGATGGCTTTGGGCAAAATCAGGAGATGGCTTTGCCGAAAATCCGGAGATGGCCCCATGTGCGGATTCCGCAGATGGTGCGTCGGTTTCGCGGCCGTTCCCATCTCCGGTTTCCGGAGTTGGCTCTTGTGGAAAGTTTTCCTCGAACCCCAATATGTAGCGGGTGGCCTGCCGCTTGTGGGTGCGCGGATCATGCACGCGGATGCGGTGGATCAGGCCCAGCTCCTCGAGCCTGGCGAGATGCGCGTTCAGGGCCGAGATCGACATTTCCGCGTCCTCGGCCAGCCGCGCCTGGGTCGGAAAGCACCCGAAATCCGGGTTGTGGCGGTCGCACAGATGCCAGAGCACGATCTTGGTGGCGGGCTTGAGCCCGCGCTGCTGGATGGCCCAGTTGGTGGCCTTGTGGCTCATGGCGCACCCCCTTCCAGCAGGCGGATCAGGGCGCGGGCGTCCGCGCGTTCCTTTCGGTCAGGGCTGAGATCGAGGATCACCCGGCAGGCGAGCAGGTTGAGGCTGTCGCGGTGATGGGCGGCATCGGCGAGAATGGCGCGCGCCTCGGCCAGGCGGTCGCGCTGCCAGGGGGCCAACAACCCGCCCCCAATCATATCCACGTTCATCACCGCCGCCCCCTGCGCGCGGGTTTCACCGGCTGCACTTCCTCGCCCTGCAGCCAGGCGCGCACCACGTCGCGCCGGTAGAAGATCTTGCGCCCGGCCTTGACGTAGGCCGGCCCCTTGCGCTGGGCGGCCCAGCGCCCGAGCGTGTCGGCGGTGATGCCAAGCTCGCGGGCCAGCTCATTGCGGCTGATCCAGTCCGCCAAAATGCCCTCGGCCCGTTCGTGACCTGCGATTTCCATACTCTCCATCTCTGTCCTCCTGTTCACTGCCGATGCCCGGCAAAAGCGGGCGAATGTCGGTGAACAGCAGGAGCACAGCGAGAGGGGGGGCGGGGTGGCGCGGGGTGGCGTCGTTTGACATGAGCCGCGCCACCCCTTGTTTGCTTGAGCGCAGTGCGATGACGAACGACGATAGGTATTTTTGCAAAATGCAACCCATGAGCGAATCGCCTTGCTCCATTGGGTCAAGCCGAAAATCTTCTCTTGCGCGAAATTGTTTGCTTGCAGAATCGGGGGGAGGTCGTGGATTTTCGATCTGCCCCGTTTCCCGAGGTGTCCCTTCGCGGGACGTGCCATTGTCGTTTGTCACGTGTTGTTCGGGCAAGGTGGGCCCAACATCAACTTTGCTCAAATGCCCCGTTCAAGAGGGCATGTGACGACGATTATTGAGGAAAGGCAGGGCGGTCATGGCATTCCCCCCAAGAACATTCTATTCACTTCACGAGGCCGCAGCACGTTGGGGCTGCACGCTGTCGGACATCGCAGGCTGGGCCTCGGTCGGCCGGTTCGACATCGCGACCGGGATCGCACCGACCCAGTGCGGGGATACGATCCTGGAAGGCCTCGTCGCTGTCCCTGTGCAGGATATCTTGCCCATGTTTCTGACGAGCGGCGCTGGTCCAACCAGAAAGACCCTGCGCCGCATCCGGGCATTGAACTCGAAAGACTGGCTGTTGATCACCGACCCCGATCACAAGGTGAAGGTCACACTCAATGTACTGGTGATCATGGCCGACGACGTCATCCGCTTCGAGCGGTACTGCGACGTGCTGCGGCGCCCGGCGGTCAGCGTCAACTCGACCAAGCAATACGACTGGAACGGGATGTATCTTTCGCTGATCAAGCGCGTCCACGATCAGGGCGTGCCGGAGTCGCAGAACGCCTGGATCGGCGAAGTGCAGGAATGGTTCGTGCGGAACTCGGTGACCGGCGAGGTGCCGGACGAGCGCACCATCCGCCGGCATATCACCCCGGTCTGGAAATCCCTGCGCGATCCCTGCGGGTAGTGGGCGGTCAGACGCTGTCCCGCCGGTCCTCGGCTGCATTCGCATCATGCACCAGTTTGGGGCGTGGCTGAAACATGCTGGCCACGGCATCGACCCCGGCACGCAGGGGCGAGTCCATCAGATGCGCATAGCGCTGGGTGGTCTGAAGCTGGGAATGGCCCAAAAGCTTGCCGATCATCTCGAGCGACGCCCCGCCGCTGACAAGCAGCGAGGCAAAGGTATGGCGCAGATCGTGAATATGCACATCCTCCAGCCCTGTCTCACGCTGGATGGCGCGCCAGAACCGGCGGATTTCGACCACGGGCTGGTCGGGCACATCGCCCGGAAACAGCCAGGGGCAACCCCTGGGCACCACCAGCTGGCGCTGGCGCACGATGGCCGCCACCTCCTGCGAGATCGGCAGGCGGTGGATCCTGCGCTGCTTGGTGGTGGAGGCAGGCTTGGACCAGCTGAGAAGTTCGAGGTTGAATTGCTCGAACCGCGCCTGGCGCACCTCGCCCAGCCTTGCGCCGGTCAGCAGGCACATGCGGATGATGGTGGCCGCGCGCTGATCCTCGGCCCTGTCCAGCGCCTCGGCCAGCTTGGCGATTTCCTCGCGGGTGAGAAACCGCTCGCGGGCGTTTTCCACCCGCCGGCGAAAGCCTTGGGCCGGGTTGCGCTCGCACCAGCCCCAGCCGATGGCCATGTTGAACATCTTGCGCAGCACCTCGCCGGTGCGGTTGGCGCGGATCGGCGTGGGCTTTGACCCCTGCAGCTTGCGTGCCCGGTTGTTTGGCTTGGCCTTGGAGGGCCGGGCCCGCCCGGCGGCGATCTTGTTCAGGAGTTTCTCGACGTCGGCCGGGGTGATTTCGGTGACCAGCTTGTTGGCCCAATGCGGCGCGACCAGCTTGTGCAACATGGATTTCTGGTCGGATGCGTTGGTCGGGGCCAGATTCGGCAGGTGTTCCTCGATGTAGCGCTCCATCAGATCCCGGAACTGCGGCGCCTCGCGGACCTGGTCGCGCTCGGCCAGTGGATCGGCCCCGGCATCGATCTCGCGGCGCAATTCCTTAGCCCGCTCGCGCGCCGCCTTGGTGCTCCACTCGGGCCAGCGCCCGATCGTCATGCGCCGCTGCCGCCCAGCGCTGCGGTAATCCAGCGTGAACGCCCGGTTGCCGGAGCGGTAGATGCAAACGGCAAAGCCCCGCACCTCGGCATCGAAGATCTGATAATCCCGGCCCTGCTCCGGCGGTGCCTCGCGCACCACTTTTTCGTTCAAACGCAATCGCTTGACCATGACTCGCACCTCCTTCCGGCCAACACATGAGGCGTAGATTCGCGCCCATATCAAGTGAAGCCTGAACCAGGGGGTGGCGGGGTGGCGTGGGGTGGCGGGGAGAGTTTTCTTGCATGCCATGAACCACTAAGGCCAAATGTAATGGCCCGTAGGGGATATGTACTATTAGGAGAATATCATGGCCGATAAGCTTAAGTTCAATCTAAGATATTGTTATGGAATAACAAAATTGGAGGCGGAGCTGGAGTTCAAGCACAGAGGTTTTGCGATTTACGCCCCCAACGGGGTCATGAAAACGTCGCTTGCGAAGACGATGATGGACATTTCAAACGGGAAGACACCCAAGGACCTTCACTTCCCCGAGCGAGAGCCCATCTTCGAAGTCACGCTGAATGGCGAAGCGATAAAGAAAGAAGAGATCTTTGTTGTCAGGTCTTATGACGAAAAGTTTGCTTCCGATCAGATCGCCACACTACTTGCGGACGCCGGACTTAGAAAAAGGTACGATGAAATTCATCGGTCTATCGGTGAAGCCAAAAAGTCCTTGGACAAAAGTCTCAAACGCCAAGCTGGGTTTGGTGAAAGGTCGCGTGAGAACATTGAGCCAATTGTTGAAAGCCTTTTTGGCGGAAGCTACTATGACGCGCTAGTTGGCATCGAGGATGAGCTAAGTGAAACGCAGCCGTCGAGCCTTTCCAACGCGAACTTCAAAATCTTGTTTGATCCGAAGGTCCAGCAGTTTCTGGCGGCCGAAGATGTCGCGGCATCTATAGAGGATTTTGCAAAAAAGTACGACGAGATTACCGAACAATCTCCAATTCTCCGCAGGGATTTCCAGTACCACAATGTAACACAGGTCCAGCAACAGCTTGAGGCGAACAACTTCTTCAGTGCCGGACATAAAATCAGTCTCTTTGACGAAAAGTCTGATGCGTTGGAGGAGGTTTCATCCGATCAATCTCTCAAAGAGCGCATCGTAGAAGAAAAGCTTCGGATTCTCAGCGATGAAGAGGTGGCGAAGAGATTCGATGCCTTTAATGCCAAGCTCAAGAATAAGGAGCTACAGGCCTTTCGGGATTATATCACCGACAACAAGCACCTCCTGCCAATGCTTAGTGATCCGGAAAGCTTGAAGCGGAAGTTGTGGATACAATACCTGTTGGCAGCAAGCGACGAATACAAAGCGCTGGTTTCGGAGTACCGAGCCGGCCAGCAAGCCCTCGCCGAAATCATCTCAGAGGCAGAAGGCAGAAGAGGCGATTGGGACGAAGTTGTTGCGGATTTCAACCGGCGTTTCTTGTACCTTCCATTTGAACTCTTCGTTGAAAACAAGGCCGATGCAATCCTGAAGGGCATTGCTCCTTCTGTTGGCTTTGTCGTTCGAGATGCTGACGACGAACGACGATATGCTCCCTCCGAAAAGCAGGAGCTACTTCGCGCTCTGAGCACTGGAGAGAGTCGAGCGCTGTATATCTTGGACATCATGTACGAAGTCTACGTCCGGTGGAAAGAACGCAGGAGGACGCTCTTCATATTCGATGATATTTCGGACTCGTTTGACTACAAAAACAAGTTCGCGATCATCGACTTCTTGGAAGACGTAACAAAGGTAGAGGACAGCAATTTCATTGCGATCATCCTGACGCATAACTTCGATTTTTTGCGAACGGTCGCAAGCAGGAAAATCTGCCCTGCCCACCAGTGTAGGTTGGCGTTCCGTTCAGAAGCCGGGATCAAGCTAGAGCCTTTCAAGCAGTCGGACATTCAAAGCCCATTTCATAAATGGCAAAATCGGTTGACCGAGCCACCTGTCTTGATCGCCTATATCCCGTTCTTGCGGAATGTAATCGAGTACACCTTGGGTAGCAAAGATGCCGAAGGGAACGACAACAATGACTACCTGCAACTCACTAGGATGCTGCACTTCAAGGACGAGACGGACACCCTTACCGTTGGCGACTACAAGGCCGTTTTTGAAAGAAATCTACCGAACTGCAGTTTTCCTGAGGTCTCCCTAGATGACCGAATTCTTGACTATATCTTCGCTACCGCTGACGCATGCGAAAATGTCGATGACGGCGTAAATCTAGAGCAAAAGATTGTGCTCTCGATAGCGATCAGGATTTGGGCAGAGCGCTACATGATCGCGAAAATTCGCGCCAACGAGCCGGATTATGATATAGCCCAGAAGCAGACTGGAGACTTGTTCCAGACTTTCAAAGAGCAGTTTAACAATCAGACCCAGGAAATTGGTCTGCTCCGCCGGGTTAATTTGATCACTCCGGCAAACATTCACATAAACGCTTTTATGTACGAGCCGATCCTAGATATGGGTATGGGAGAACTCCAAGCTTTGTACAGTGAAGTTAAGGCAACTTTGCAGTAGCGACGAGGGCACCTGGCCGTTGATGTATGATTTCGCTCACCTCCAAGTTTTGCATACGCGGCGAATGAACGCGGATCGGACCGCAACCGCAACATCCAGATGGCTGCTCCGACGGCAGATTTGGGCCGAAAGCGCAGATCGCAGTGCCGGAAACAGGGTCAACGGACGCTCGTGCGCAGATAAAACCGCGATCATGATGGCGACCAATCGCAGTTTCTCACATCAACGCCACCTCAACCGTCGTACGTCGTTTTGGAACGGCGGGGCTGGTCGAAACCCGGTGAATATCATTGAGTAACGAAAAGGAAACTCCGGGAAATCAAAGGCTTATAGTGTAAGCGATTGATTTCTATAACTTATTGGAATCGCGTGATATTCGGCTCATAACCTGAAGGTCGTAGGTTCAAATCCTACCCCCGCAACCAACAAAACCACGCAAAACCAAATAGTTAGAACACGACAAAAACAGTCGTGTATAAACGTTAGCGGTTTACATCAACGCCACCTCAACGTTTGGTGCGCCCTCCAGAGCAATATCGTCGATCAGCGGAAGAATCGGTGTTTTTCAACGGGTTCGGAGTGATAAGCTCTGTGCGTCATTGGCGGTCGCACGATTCATTGCATTAGAAGGATTTACCCATGATCCGGGACATCATCCCCGACATCCACGGGCAGGCGGACAAGCTGACCGGACTTCTGAGCAAGCTCGGGTACCGCGAAACGCGCGGCACCTGGCGGCATCCGGAAGCCGAGGCGGAGATGATGGGCGACATTCTCGAGGAAGACGAAGGGCGGTTCAGCCTCTCCGATGATGCGGGCGACATGGGGCCAGAGGTGGCGGGGATCGTCCGCGCCCTTGCGCTTGCCAGCCACGCTGAACGGTTGGCACGGGTAGCCCGCAGTGACGATGTCCACAGCATTACGCCACGGGCGGCCGTCGAAGGTGGCAACGTCGTCCCAGAGAGGCGCCGGCGCCAGGGCCTTGTCCTCCATCCGCGCCACGAGGACGGCCGCGGCATAAGCGTCCCGTTCGACATGACAGACAGTTCGATATCCGGGGCAGGCGATGTGGAGGCCGAGCTCGAGCCCACCGGCGCCAGAGCAGAGCGAGAGGCCGAACAAGGTTTCGTCTCCGGCAGGCAGTCCGGGGGAAGATACAGCCACGCCATCCATTGCCTCAGTGCGGGTTGTCGGCCATATCGGCAAAGGTCTGCCCGGTTTCTTCCAGCACCGCCTGCCGGCCCGTCGCTTCCTGCCAGCGTTTGATCGCCACATCCACGAAGGCGGGTTTCCGATAAAAAGGTGCTGTCCTTGTTTGAATGGGTCATCCAATCCCCGAACCATATATTTCTGATCTTTGAAGAAGGCGGTGAAATTATTGGAGGTTTCATTGCCTATCTCGATTATTTCTATTTTTCCGATGCTGTTGTTGCGAGCGATCTGGCATTGTTT